TTCCGATTTTCTTCAAGAATACACCCTTTCCTTCCAAAACTGACTGAAGGCAAAGAATCTTATTACTAGCAAGATCAATCTCATCTAGAAGCAGCACAGCTCCCCGTTCCAGAGCTTCGATGACAGGACCATTGTGCCAAACAGTATCACCATTGACGAGACGGAAACCGCCAATAAGATCATCTTCGTCCGTTTCGATGGTGATGTTGACACGGATCAACTCTCGCTTTGTTGAGGCGCACGCTTGCTCAACAGAGAGCGTTTTACCATTACCCGAGAGACCCGTGATAAATGCAGGGTAGAATAGACGGGACTGAATAATTTTTTTAACAGTATTGAAGTTACCAAACTGGACGTAGGAATCATCGGTGGAGGGGATGTAAGAGATTTCAACGGCAGGTTGAGCAGAAGGAGCATCATATGCTCGCTCAATTTCTTGAGCGGTCAGGTTCCACTTGCCCGTACCTGATTTATAAGACTTAAGGCGTTTGCAAGCAGTAGCGTAAGATACGTTCAATTGCTTTGCTGCCTCACGGATGTTCTTACATCCGACTTCAGTTCCGACATGCTCATTAAGATACTGAACAAGATCTTCGGTGGTAACAGGATTTGGGGCGAAAGGCATTGGATTGTTTGTTTGTATGGATTAATTATAGCAGACGAGTGTGGGGTGTGACCACCCCATGTGCCACTATGCGATCTGGTCTATGAATGCATTCAGAACAGTCTTGTTCATCATCTTAGAACCCATGTGCTTTTTGAAAGCACGGGTCAACTCAGTCTTAGTAGCAACTTCGCTCTTCTGATTGACACTAAGTTCTGCAGTTCCCATACCTGTATTCTTATCAGGCATATAAAAAGACTCGGCAAATCCAGCAACATTCTTCAGAGAGGCAAACTTCTCCTTTCTCCACTGCTTATCGATAGCACCTTCATCAACTTGAATATCCAAGCAACGAATTAGACGTGTGAGTTCACCTTTGTTGCAGATACGAATACCAACCCAATTGTAATCAGTAATCTCTCTGTAGAAAGAAACAATCTCTCTAGTAGTGTAATATGCAGAGGGATTGATTTTACGAGAATACCCAGTAACAGGATCGCGAAGAATAAAAACTTTACTGATCTGATGACACAGATAGGTGTTCTTATATTCTCTACCAAGATAATCATGACTAGCGTCAATCTTCTGAGCAAACATCATCGGATTAGACTCACCGTCAGTAAGAGAAATGATAGTAACTTTCTGAACTTGTTCAACCTTTTTAAGTTCTTGTGCAATCTGACGAGTGCAAAGAACCGCTTCGACCAAAGGAGTGCCACCAAGTGTGTACTTGTTGCAATATGGAATACGATGACCAGCGAAAGCAAATACTTGAGTCCAGACTAGTCGCATGGATTCATCCAAAGACTGGCGATTCTGGCGGGAAGAGAAGAACTCAAAAAGTTTGAAGTCCTCAGCAAGAGTAATACCAGTACCCCTACTGTGATTGACAGGAGGAGCTTGATCTGGACGCAATCCGCTTTGGAATCCATACACACGGAAGGGAATATTTGCCTTGCGACAGAACCAAATGAGGTTGTAAGTTTGCTTCAAGGTATCAAGCAATTGATACTGCATAGAACCAGACCAGTCCAGATACATCACCAAACCATGGTTCTTACCTTCAGGAACAACAGTAACTTTCTTGAAGATATCATCAGTCAACTTATATTTGAACAGTTTATTTGTATCAATAACACCTGTCTTAGAAGTTGCAGAACGTTTATATTCGTCAGCAGACTTCTTCATCTCAAACTGTTTGACAAGATAGTTTACAGACTTCTGTGCATCTTTCTTGAAGGAAGTGTACTTGTCTACAGCGTATGCAACATTTTTATGGAAGTAATTGTAGGTATCGGTATCAACAAATCCATCAACACTACGATCAAACCACTTCTTCAAATCTTTTTGAATGTCATCATATCCTTCAGTAAAGTCACGATAATTGAACTGAGGCAGATCTAGATAGATCCATTCCTTAGCATCATCGGAGATAAGACGTGACAGAGACTCTTGAAGTGCGCTGTCAGTGATACTTTCAGTTTCGTCAAAGTCGCTACCACCAGTCTCCTCTTGACTGTAACTAGGAGTATCCAAATCAGGATCCTGATCATCAGAAAAGTCTCGATCATTACGATGATCGCTTTCTGGATCGCTCTCTGTAGGCCACTCTTTATCTTCATCCTCAGTATTACCTACCTGAACTTCATCATCTGCAGTGGTATTACTATCATTATCTTGCTCAGGAGGTGCTTGGAAATCTTCATCCTTTTCCTCTTGCTTCTGTTTAGAGAACTCATAGATCTCTACAGCAAGGTCAACAACTTCTCGGAAAGTCTTAGTTTGTCCAGCACGTACAACATATGGCATCTCTTCATCAGAAAATTCAACCAGACTATTACCTTTGAAATACAGGTTGATACGATCGATGAATGGGATATAAGGAAGTTCTTCTTCAGAGACTCCAAAGAAGTTATCTTCCCACAATTCTTTATAACCCTCAAAGAAAGTTTGACGAAGACCAGGATATGTCTGCTTCATCATACGCTCAATGCGAGCATCCTCTAGGACATTCATGAACGCCTTAGGGGCGTCTGAGTAGTCCTCTGAGGGGGTGTAGAGAGCATGACCCACCTCATGACCTACCAGGAGATCATATACAGTGCTCGAAGCACGCTCCCAGATAGGAAGACACAGGACCCGTTCATCAACATCGAAGTATGCAGTACTGACTTTGCGGTGTTCTACAGTCAGGTTTTCTGTTGCCAGCAATTTGGCGAGGGTTCCTTTGACTTCGGTGTTGATCATGCTTTCTTTCGATTACTTGTTAAGTATAGCACTATCGTCAAGGTGTGGGGACACTACAGGGACACTTTGGTTACTGTCCCAGTGTCTTACTGCATTAGCCACAATAGCGATGTTTGTAACCATATAAGAAACAAAAATAAGGGTGCGTATGCCAGCAATAGTATCAGCCTCTCTGTCGTTTCGTCCATCTTTCTGTCCTAATGCTTTTGCCCATATTCGCCATGCTTTACGAATCGTCAGACATTTTCGAGAAGTCATTGACTTTTTCAAATTTAATCGTCCTTAAAAATTTATCTACAAGGATATCCCCTTTGTGTGAAATAACAAAGACGTTAGTATCACTCCCAAGACTACGAAGAATCTTAAAAAGTTCATTAGTGCCCTCTGTATCGAGAGAACTATCAAATACCTCATCAAGTATGAGTAGATTGGTGGCAACACTATTTTTCATCCTAGCAACTTCGCGCCATGTAAAAAGCAAAGCGAGATCGATCTTTTGCTTCTCTCCTTCAGAGAAGGAAGCATATGAGAACTCGTCGCGAAATCTACTTTTGATGACTTCATTGAATTCTTCGTCAAGAGTAAAGTTGACAAAGAAGTCCATGCTGTGCAGGTATTTATTGATAAGATTATTAAATACAGGCACATATTTCTTGATAATCTGACTTTTGATTCCAGAATCTCTCAACAAAGATGACACAACCTGATACTCATCCAAAGTTTGACTGATCTTACCGCAGTCATCTTTTGTAGTTTTCAACTGATTTTCAAACTCAACCAGAGATGATTTTTCTTTATCGAGATTAGGAGTATTAGTTTGTAGTTCGATCATCTCCTTATCAAGTTGCAGATTCTCCATCTCCAAACGTACAACTTCTCTCTCAGCAGAACTAATCTGAGATCGAACATTGTGGCAGTTGGTAGAAAGATCTTCCATCTTTTCTACAATCGATACAGCATCAGCAATCTCGGTGGTAAGAGATTTAAACTGCTTAGTTAGATTCTTGCCTTTATTTTCTAGACCACCGATTGCAGCATTCTTAAATGCAGGTTCGATCTGCTGAGAGCAAGTAGGACACTCGTCATGTGATTTAAAGAACTTTAGTTCTTTAGCAGCAGATTTCAGTTCTGAGTTAATATCAGACTGTGACTGTCTCAAACTAGTCAAAAGTTCTTTGTGACTAGTAACATCTTTGATCTGAGATTCTAACTCAGAAAGTTCATTCTCTTTAGATACTTTTGCTTGCTGGTGTTCAGCAATTAAATTCTTATTGTTGGAATATTTTTCTAACTTCTCTTTCTGACGTGTATTATTAACTTGCTGAAGAGATTCGATTAATCTCTCTTGACTACTAACTTTCTCTTCTGCAAGACTCAACATATGAACGCAATCTTTACTCTGCCCTTGTGCTGTTCGGATACGATCCTTCAGCAAAGAATTCATGTTTGAGAAGATGTTGATGTCAAGTAGATCTTCAATAACTTCTCGCCTGTGAGAGGCAGGGAGTTGCATGAAGGGGACAAAAGTTGATGATCCGAGTATAACGACTTGAGTGAATGATTTGAAATTGAGTTTGAGCACTGATTGCTCCAAGTACTTCTGCGTGTCTTTGGCAGCAGCGTCTTGATCGACCAACTTATTGTTTCGATAAAGTTCAAAGACATTCGGTTTTGCTCCTCGGAATACCCGATAATCATCACGACCAATAGTAAAGCACACTTCAACCTTTAGACCCTTTTCGTTGATACTGTTTACCAACTGTCCACGGTTGATTTTTCTAAATGGTTTATTGAACAGACCAAAACACAGAGCATCGAGCATAGTCGATTTGCCAGCACCGTTCTGTCCGACGATCAACGTTGATGTTGTTTCGTCTAGTTTAATTTCTGTCCACTGGTCACCTGTAGATAAAAAATTCTTCCAGCGGATAGTTTCAAATACGATCATAGTATGTCGGGGATCACAAAGTCGTTAGGAGTTACAACAGTATATTCATAACCATGGTTCACACAATTATAGGCAATGACTTCTGGTTCTACTTCCATGATTTGTAACTGATCTGGATAGTCATCACCTTCTAATAATACTAGATATCTTTCAGCGTCATCTTTGTCTTCAAAACATTGAACGATTCTTTTAAATTCGTTCCGCTTGTCTTGTACAGCAAAGACTCCGCCAGTGGATTCTTCTGTTAAAATAAACATTTACAGCTCCGATGCTTCCATGTAGAGTGAACGCATAACAGATTTGACATTTCCCTTATTAACTTTAAGGTCTATCTCATCTATGTAGTTATCTAACAGAGACAAAGTGTCTTCGGATTCTACCACAGCATTGCCATTTTCAAGGTCTAGACTGAGATCTTCAATAATTTTTAGATCCGCTAAACCCATGCTCTGAAGTTGATTCACAGCATAATCAAACTTAGCATAGTCTCCCTTATCTTCTACGATTAGTTTGACGAATGCTCCCTCCAGTTCTCGGTGATCTGGTATAGCAACCCCGTCATTATAATACAACTTATGAAAAGTAGTAAAGGGATTTCGGTAAAAAGTAGTTTTGAGAGTGTCAGTGTCGAAGACGTGGAATCCTCTTTTTGATGCGTAGTCATTCCAATACAGTTGATATGGATTGCCAAGATAAACTACATTATCACGCTTCGACTTCATGTGATAGTGCCCACTGAACACTTTATCAAATTTTTTGAAAATGGAATGATCCATTCCCGTTTCCATCATATGACCAGGATGTGCTTCAAACCCGTTAAACTCAAGATGGCCCATAGCGACAGTAGCAGGACTTTCTGTAAGAGATCGTAGGGATTCGTCGTAGTTTTCGTCACATATCCAAGGCAAAAGAAGTATAGGAAGACCATCAACGTCAATGGTAGTAGGTCTATCATAGACTGTGATGTTGCCGTACTGTCCAAGTAACTCACCTGGGGCGTTAACTCGTAAAGTGTTTTTGTAGTAGATATCATGGTTTCCTACAAGCATGTGCATTTTGATACCCATTTCCTCTAGAGGATCAAACCACATCTTCTTCGCCTCGTCTAGAGACATGAAGTTAATTGATCTGCGACGATCAAAAGTATCTCCAAGACAGATAACTGTGGAGATACCAGATGCTTTCAAAAAAGGAATTACAATTTCACCGTAAAACTTTTTATAATGATTTATAAAAAACTGATTGTCGTTACGAACACCAAAGTGTTGATCAGTAATCAGGAGGACTTTCATTAATCAGGATTCGCGACGTTGATCTCGGCGTTGGACATTTCTAGAATTTGATTCAATCCTAGACTTAATATAATTATACTCGGTTTTTGAATCGCCGTCAATATGCATAACTTCGTCGTAGCCTGACTTTTCAATGATCTTCTCTTTAATATCCATCTGACGTTTTTCCTTTGCAATACGTCTCAGGAAAGCAAAGTACACAATCTGAGTAAAATATGCGAAAGGATTTCTAGATTTCTCTGGATTAAAATTATCAATATACTGAATACAGTTTTCAATTCCATCACAAATCATGTCATCTTTATACATGTAGTTGATGAAATTTGGTTTATATGATAAATGTGTTGCAATCTTTAGGAAGCAACTACCAATATAATTATTGACACGAGGTTTTGGCAGACCTTTTGCTTCTGCTAGTTGAACGCTATCGCGATACTTAATGATCTCAGCGAGGAACTCTTGGTTATCAACGTAATGCTGTTTCTGTTTTCTAGCAGTTTTCATAATGTCTTTGCTTTGTGTTCATTATAGCACACTTGACAGAAGTGTCAATTCTAAGTAGAATAACCATGTAAGGGTTCAAGAGTTACTAGGCTTATCTTTAAAGATCTTTTCAAACAATTTTCTTGCTTGATCAATCGTTCCGACATACCCTAGAGCGTTATCGGGATCAGTCTTAAGTTTCTTTTTTCCTAGGAGCGGATCGTCATCCGCTACAAAGTTTTCATACATGAATATAACTTCTTTACTCATAGAAGATACTGTAATAATATCTTTCTCTCTAATGATGTAAAAGTCTTCGTCGGACAATTGCATCCACTTTGTGAATCCCATACCGCGTGTCACTTTACCATCTTCACTTTCTCTGGTAACAACCTGAACGCAAACAGGATCTTGAATGAAGACAAGAGTCTCCAATTCATCCTGAGTTAGGATTGCTTTGCCGAGTACTTCTTCCCCATTGACGAGTTTGAAGATACCGTAAAATTCTTCGTCGTGTTTTGCGTAACTAATCATAAGCTTTTAATTTTACATCTATGATTTCATACTGAAATTTTTCTTCGTTATATACCTTGACTCTC